ATTTATTAGATTTATCTGGATATAAAATGTTATCAGATTACTTTAGATACTTGGATAAAATACCCATTTTGTAGTTGTATCATTTTGTGACATATATCCAACTATTTTCTTGAAAATATCATCTTGTTGACGTAGTTTATCAGTACTTTTAAGTAAAGGGAAATATTTTGCAAATTCGTGTAATCCAATAATCTGAAAAAATTTATGAAGTGTATAACTATATGATAAAAAATTCTTTCTACCCTTTGGTTTGAATTTTTCATATGGATCTTGAATTTGTTGAAACATTACCTTTATCTTTTCTTCTACTTCTGATGTTAATGTAAATGGTGGTCGTCCATTAAGACGATTAATAATACCAATTACATTATCGTAATAATCATTAAGATTGAGCTTTTTAAGATATTTTTTAATTTTGTCCTCCGTAAGTGTATTCAAATCCTGAATTCTTTCTTTGTTTGCTTCTAATAACACTTTGTCTAAAATCTCTTGTGGAATTCCACGATTCTCTTTTGATTGAAAACGTCTTAACCAATCTAATAAATGAGTTTTTTTATCATATGTAAATTGTGGTCTATAATCAAAATCTTGGAGTTCCTTGTATGATAAATCAGTGGCTTGTTCTACAGTATGAGCACATTTTCCACAAGAAGGACATACCAAAAAACTATGTTCTGTAACAAGTGCTGTTTTACATTCCGAACATTCAACTGAATCTTCTTTAAATTCTCTTTTTTGATTCGTATAATCTGGTTCAAATTTATGTAAATACGAATCAACTAATTCGTTTTTTTTAGTATATAAATTATTCAATTCTATATTTTGTTCTGGTGTTAAATCCTTGATGTTTAGAAAATAATGTTCCTTTTCTTCAAGACTTATGTACTCCATGATAATAGAAGAAGATTCTAGTAAATAATCCATTTCTTCCTTACCTGAAATAATTTTCTCCCTTTCTTTTTTCAAATCTTCTAGTTTAGACTTGTTTAATCTTAAAAAAGCTATATCCTCTTCAATATTTTCATTGCTTCTTTTCTTTGTATTATTTTGTTTTTTTAATAAAACCTCAATATTTCTAATTTTATTATCTATATTCTTAACTTGATCATTTTGTTTTTTAAATTCTAACAATTTATTCTCGTGTTTATGCATTATAGAATGATGACTTTTTGATTTCTGTTTTGTACCATTGTACTTTTTAGAAAAAGTAGGAAGACCGTGTGAATCTTTCTTTTTCCTCATATAATCATAATATTTATATATAATATATGTTTTTAAATGCGTTAACGGTTGAATATTGTATTTTTTTTAATAGTAAATATAATGAACCACCACAATATATTAATAAATTTTTTAACAAAGTATTTATTTATACTTAATGCCGCATCTGACGGATGGAGTATTTGTTATATTGGTGGTAATCGCTTTGAATTTTATAAGAAAATAGGTTTAGATATAGATATAAATAAACAAATAATTGACAATAAATACATTAATCATAAATTATTAAAGTTATAATTATAAAAAATTGAATAATAGTATTTAAAACTAACATTTAATTATTTAATAATTAATAAATGTGGAAGATTTTAAGTATTTTAACATTAGCAAATGCATGTAATAATAAGTGTAATCACAATTCAACTTCTATTGTTCCAAAAACTAGAAATATTAATTTGCCAACACCAACTTGTTTTATTACTACTACAACAAAACATATTAAAGAGACTATCACAGTTACAGACACATTTACAGACACATTTACAGACACAGTTACAGACACATTTACAGACACAGTTACAGACACAGTTACAGACACAGTTACAGACACAGTTACAGACACAGTTACATACACATTTACAGATGCAGTTACAGTTACAGATATATTATTTGTTACAGAATCTTGTATTCCAACTAATGACAGAGATATTACAATAGAAATTCCAACTGAAACTCCTATTGAAACTCCAATTGAAACTGAACCTTGTCCTAAAGAAACTGAACCAACGAATGACAGAGATATTACAATAGAAATTCCAACTGAAACTCCAACTGAAACTCCTATTGAAACTCCAATTCAAACTGAACCTTGTCCTGAAGAAACTGAACCAACGAATGACAGAGATATTACAATAGAAACTCCAACTGAAACTCCTATTGAAACTCCTATTGAAACTCCAATTCAAACTGAACCTTGTCCTGAAGAAACTGAACCAACGAATGACAGAGATATTACAATAGAAATTCCAACTGAAATTCCAACTGAAACTCCAATAGAAACTCCAATAGAAACTCCAACTGAACCTTGTCCTGAAACTCCTAGTGTAACAGAGGTTGCAACTGTTACAGAAACATCATCAATTGAAGTGTTAATTACGAGTTCTAGTTTGGATGGGACAACTACTCTTTTGTAAATAACTTTTTAGATAATTTTGTATATAACTTTTGTAAGTTTATTAATTAATATAATTTTGATAATTAATTAATAATGTATAAATTATTGTATTTTGTATCCAGTGTAATAGCAAATATGGATTACAATACTATATCTGATTTAGCAAAAATGTCTTATAATGTATATTATGATATAAATCATAAAAATTGGTTAAATACTACATTAAAAAATGTGATTGATGTAAGTATATCGAATGATACAGTAAGGGCATATTTATTTACGAACGATGAAAAAACGAATAATGTAATTGCTTTTAAAGGTACTAGTACGTATTGGACAAATAATAATAATAAATTAAATGAAATGTATTATTCGCAAAATCAGAAAAATATGTGTATGTTATCTAGTTCTGAAAATGATAAATATAATGATAATTTGTTTTTTGCGTGTTGTTTTTATAAACAAAATAGCTTGTTTGAAAGTTGTAATGAGTGTAATAATATGGAGATATATAGTTGTTGTAGTGATTGTTATAAAAAAAGTGTAAGAGATAAAAATAATTATATAAATGATATTACTAAAATCATTGATAGAGTGAAAAGTGAAATTGATTTTAACAAGTCAAAAATTTACTTTACAGGACATTCTTTAGGAGGAATGTTAGCGAGTATAGCTGCTCTGTTATATAATAAGACAGGTGCAAGTTTTGAAACACCAGGTGATTTACATTATATGAAATTAACATACAATAAACAGAATAACAATTTTTATCATTTTGGTCATACAGCTGATCCAATTTTTATGGGAAATTGTGGTAAAACATGTTCTTTATTTGGATATAATATTAATACAATGTGTCATAGTGGTTATACATGTTTGTATGATTCAAAAGCAAAATTAGGTCACAGTGAATCTATATTTAATCACAGAATAGAATATATTGTAAAAAATATAGTTCCGAAATTTGAAAATGATATGCCTAATTGTACAATCGAGTCTAATTGTAGTGATTGTACAAATTGGAATTTTAATTAAGTGTTGTGATATTTTTATTTTACTAAATTACGAAATTGTTTATGTAATTTCGATGGTTGAAATGATTTGTCGAGGGAATAAGATTCTATATGTTTTTGTTTTATAGGTTTTGTTTGGTATATATTATAAAACATTGTTTTAATTTTTTTTGATAAATTTGGTTTTTTGTGTGTCAAGGCTTTATAGTTTTCTATTATATATGTATGCATTTTTATATATGTATGTATTTGTTCAACATTTGATTTATCTAATTGTGATTTATCTAATTGTGATTTATCTAATTGTGATTTATCTGATAATTCAGATGTGGTAGTTTGTTTTTTACCAAGTTCATTTGCTATTTTTTCATAATACTCTTTTGTGAATATTATAAATTCAGTTTTAGGGAATGATTGTTCTAGTATGTTAATAATACTTTTTGGTACAGTGTCAATGTTTTTTAATGATTTAATTAATATAATAATATCATATATGTTTCTACCATTTATAGTAGTGTGTTCCATGATATTTTTATAATGAAAAGGTACTCCTAATTTTTGAGGAATCCATGCGTAACCAAAGTCTGATAATAGAAAAATGTATCCAAGATTGGGTAAATAGTATTTTCGATCGTTTATTATATATGTCCAATATCCACCAGGTTTGACTTTATGTACTAAAATATTCTTTAAATGTAAATCTGTATGTATCATATTAAAGTATCTTTTTATTGCTAAAACACTTATCATAATTTGAAATAATGCGTTTAACCACAATTCGTTGCTATGTTTCTGTTTAGCCCAATTATAAAAATTATCAGATGTTGCATATTCGTTATATTGTCTTATAACATTTTTGGTGTAATCCCAATTGTAGTTTAAAATATAATGTGGGCATATTTTTTGTAAGACTAGTTGATTAGTTAATTGAAAAGATATTAGTTCTATTAAGCTAGGTTTGTTAAAAGCGTCTTTGCTATAGAATAGTTGTTTGATTTTTTCTGGTTGTGTGTATAGTATACTTTTATCTATATTTTTTCTATCCTTTATTCTTTTTAGATACAGTGCTTTGATTATAAAATAATCGTTAAATAAAGTTTTCAATGTATTTGTTTTTTTTAGAATAGTTGATTGTGTTTTGTAATCAAATTGTGTTTTATAAACAACTCCTTCTGTACCTCGAGATATCTGTTTTTTTTTAAAAAATGATTGTGGAGTTTTATAGATATCTTGATATTTTAATTGGTGGAGTTGTTTATAAGTATGTTGCCAATCTTGAAATTTATTATAACGTTCTACTACGTTTTGCATTATAGATAAGTAATAATAAAAATTTACAATTAAAAATTAAAAAAACGTTTATATGTTCGGTCAAAATTAATTCTTAATCCATATGTAAAAACTTGAGAACGTTTTGATAAAAGATAATCATAAATTAATTGATATTGTTGCTCTTTTGAAATATTAGTTGGTATAGAATCTATAGTAATGTAATTTTTATCAAGTAATCGTTTTAATAAAGCAGCTACGACAATTGCACTTCTTTGTTTTCCAGCTTGACAATGAATTAAAATATTTTTTTTATCACTTGTGTATTTTTTAACCAATATTGGTAAAAATATTTTTAAATATTTTTCCATTAGTATAAAATCTATCTCTAAAAGACTATCGTTAACTGGTATTCTATATGTATCAATGTCTTGTAATTCTGAAAATGATTTTTTTGAACGTAATTCATTAAAGAACGGTGTATTTGGTGTACAATTCAATATAAAATTTATGTCATTTTTTTTAAGAAAGTCTATATCTATAGCTGATTGGTGATTTCCTAACCATAATCCTGGTATGATTTCTGTTACACTTGGTTTATTGTAAATTAGATTAGATGTCAAATCATAAATTATATTGTATATATAGTATAACATTTATTAATAATATAACGATTATTAATAATATATAATAAATAATAAATAATAAAAATTGATAAACAATTAATATCTATTAATAATAATAGATGAAGTCTCGAAAATTTATTATCGAAAAACAAAATACAGCCACAACAACTGCGACAACTGCGACAACTGCGACAACTGCGACAAGTGATTATTCTGATGATGATTATTCTTATGATGATTATTCTTATGATTATACAGAAGATATAACGTCATCAATTTCAACTCGTAAACAAAAAGGTAATGAAATGTTTACTAGTATTGTAAACACTAATTATACATTTGGTAGTAAACAGGATAATTTTACAATAAATGATATATTAAAAAAACTAGTTAATTATATACCATTAAAAACAATGTATGAAAAGCAGATATTACAACAATTGCCTATTTTTAAAACGTGGATTAGGTATTACAATGTTAAAACTAAACAATTTAGAACAGGTGGACTTTTGATGAAAGTGTCTTATCCTGATTATATTATGTTGGTAAATACATCAAAAAAATTATCTTGGAGTGTTCAATTAAAAGATAATATAATATATATGCCTGATCCAAGAAAAAATAATTGATTATACAAAAATAATTGATTATTAATCATAATATTAATTTAAATATTTTGATATATTTAAGTTAATGACTGCAAATAAAAGATTTTTAAAAGAAATTCAGAGACTATATTTACAACAATCACAAAGAGAATTATTAGAAAATGATTATTTGATTCGGTATGATGAGACAAATATAAATAAATTATATGCTATAATTAAAGCTCCACACGATAGTGTATATAGACATAAATTTATAAGATTGGATTTTTCAATACCTGATAATTATCCTCATTCACCACCAGAAGTTACTTTTGTAAATTATGATGGTGTTAGAATTCATCCTAATATGTATGAAAGTGGTAAATGTTGTGCTACTATTTTAAATACTTGGGGTGATAGTATTTTTGAAAAGTGGACGTCAAGTATGGGTATTGAAACTATATTGTTAACATTTCATTCTTTTTTAGATAATAATCCTTATATGTATGAACCGGGTGATAGAGATGATTCAAGTTATACGGTTTATGTTTTGTATCAGAGTTGGATATCTTGTTTAATAAGATATTTGCAAAATGAAAGGGATGAGATGTTTATTAATTTTATACATACATATATGCTTACACATATAGATGAAATTTTTAGTGATTTAAGAAATTCTTCTATAATATATCCATATGGGTATTATAATACAAGATGTTTTGAAATCGAGAGATTTTTAGTTGATTATGAAAGATTATCATTTACATTGCAAAACTATTATAATTACATTGATTTTACAGAAAATTTTAAATCAGATGATGATACACAAATATCATTTAATGATTTTATGAATACAGAATATGACTGTTGTATATGTTATGATACAATTGAATCAAATGAAAATACAAATGGAAATCAAGGAAATGACCAGGGAAATTTGTTTCGATTAAAAAATTGTAAACATCTTTTTCACAAAAATTGTTTAGAAAAACATATTGAAACAAATAATCGTTTATGTCCAATGTGTAGGACTGAATTGGAAGAAAACGAGTTGGTTGAAAAACTGGATGAAATATGGATGATTAATCCATTAACAAAAAGAAGAATTAAAATAGGTGGAAAAACTTGGAATTATTTGAAAAATTCTGGTTTGATTTAATCTCAGAAACTTCCAGATTCTGATTGGGATTCGCGTATTTTAAACCATTCTTTATCAAGATTTTTATAATTAGTTATAGGTTCAAAAGTTATTTGAGGTTCGCTAAAAGTAGATTCGCTAACAGTAGATTCGCTAACAGTAGATTCGCTAACAGTAGTTATTTGAGGTTGGTTATTATATAAGAGGTTATATGAATGTGACATTTCTTCTACGAAAATTGTATCAAAGTTTGGTAAATTTTTATAAGATATGATTTCTCTGAATATTATTTTAAAATCTTTATGGTAAAAAAAGGCATTTACAAAATATGTTCTTATTAAATGGCGTAAACGATCCTCAATGGATCGAGTATCCTGTATGAAATTTAATAAATTGAACGTACGAGTACTAGTACTGTAAGGTCGTGTTGTTGTATTTATACAAGATTCAATGTATGAAAAAAATTGTCTTATAATTTTATCTGCGTTATTTGAAAAATTACTTATTAATATTTCATTAAGAATCTGTGATGTAGTTTTGTTAGACATAGTTTCTTTATAATGTGCATTCATTAGTCTTATAGTTATAAGATATGCGCTCCATACAAGACAATGTCCAGCATTTGGATTAATATAAGATTGGTATGTTTGTAATCCTATAGGGCAAATGTCTGCAATATTTACAAAAGTATAATCGTGGATGTTAAATGCGTTTTTAACGAAATTTTGTATGGCTTCTTGTAAATTTACGATGTTTGAATATGTATGTTGAAGTATTATACCATGTGGTTCGAAAAATTCTATTATTTTGCTCTGTGAATCTATTATAAGTAAATTAGAATGAGCACTATAAATAGACTTGTTTTCTTGTTGATTTGGATAAGAAATGTTGTAATCTGATTGGATTTCTAATAGATCTAATCTTATAGGAAGTATTATGATTTTTTTATTATTTATACAAGATTTTATTTGATTTATTGTATTATTAGATATTGTGAATTTAAGATTAGTTAAGTTAATTTTTAAAAAATATTCTTCTACGTTGTCATAATGTAAAAAACAGTAATCCCACTGAGCATAAAATATGAAATTCAAAAACAAATTATCAAAATAATCTGAAAATAACCAATCGTTTAAAGCTACAGTGTTTGATTCCGGATATTTTGACATATTTGGTATTAATATAGTATTTGAAGAAATAGTCTCTTTGTTTATATTACGAAATGGATTTGCACAATCTAATTCTACATATTGTATATTCATATTAAAACTATACAATTTAAAAGTATACAATAAAAAAGTTTAGTATAAACAGTGTAATTTATATAAAATTGAATTATTTTATAAAATTGGATTAATTATATAAAATTAATATGAAAAGTATTGATTTAGGATGTTTAGATAAATACTGGCATCAAATATATAATTTAGATAAAAAGACAGTTAGGAAAATTGAAAAGTATAAAACGCGTATATTAAAATCAATAAATGAAGATTATAAATATGGTAGTTCTTGGATAGATCGTTTTATATTAAAAATAGAAATAATACGGTTGGAAAAACTTTTACATAAAAACGCTATTAATATTGATATTATGAATAAAAAAAGTTTAAAATAATATATAGTACATTATTAATGAAAATCCCAATATTAATATTAACATCACATCTTCACGATTATGACCACCTTCATTTTTGCGCTCATCCCAACGGATGAGCGTGATTTTATAGTCACTGTCTTCTGTAAAATTATGTTTCAATAATCTCTTCGCATTAGCTTTGTTCGAAAATCCTATAAATTTCCATACATTTTCCAAATTAATAACGAAATCGTTAATTGGATGATAATTTAAGAATAAAAACAAATTACATACATATAGTCTTTGTTCATCGTCTGAGAAATGTTCTTATATTATTTAATTAAATAAACGAAACTTAATTAAATAATTTCATATGTGTTATTTGACCTTTCTCCAAAGGGAGAATGTAAGTTATTAATCATCGTTTTCTTTGTAACCTACTATATCACCTTGTCTTGAAACGATAACTTTTAATTTTTTGGTTTTTGCAAATTTACGTTTTAATTTATCCAAGTGTTCTTGATCTTTATCATCATCCTCTTCATAATTATCATTATAATTTTTGCTATGGAAATTCCAAAATTTAGGATGTCCTGCTCTAAAGTTGTTGTGATATTCTGCTTTATACCAGAAAACTTGGTCTCTTAGATCACTACTATTTCCTGATGTTTTTATAACCAGACATTCGTGATTTTGAGTACATGCATCCAGGATATTGCAAAAGTGATCAAACGAAGGCAGCATCCCAGCGTAGTCGTCGTATATTTTTTTTCTATTTTTTACACTTGGTTCGTTGAATATAAATACATAATCAATATTACTTCGTAATTCTGGAGTAATACCTAAGGGGTATTGCATAGTTAATATGAAAAGAAAATTATAATGTCTACCATTGAAGAAAATGCTTTTAATTGTTTTTTCCTTTTTCCAGTTTTGTGCATCGTGTAACATATCATCTAATACAATAAATAAATTATTACTAGGGTGTTTTCCAGTTTCAGATATACCTTTTGCTTTTGTTTCTCTTATTTTTTTCTTTTGTCTAATCATAATACTATCTATTAATTCAGGGTTATATTCGGAATGTATAAAACTATCAGGTATAAAATCTCCAAAAAAAGGGGATGCTTCTTCTGTCCCAGAAAAAACAATACCAGATGGTATATTCTTGTGATGGAAAAATATATCTCTAACAAGCCAACTATTATGTGTGACAATAAAATTTCCTAATACATAACGATTATTTCCATCTAATTCAATACCTACATAACGGTCTTCTGGTAATTCGGTTATTTTTATTTGACTAACTAATGCATCAACGCGTTCTTTTCTTGGTTGTGCCTGTTTCCTCTTAATTAAAGTAGGTATTTCATGTATACCTTCACCATTAATATTTATTCTAAATGCTTTCCCAAATTTTTTAACGCATTTATTTGTCCAGGATGTTTGTTTAACGTGTTTATAAGTAGTAAACCCTAAACTTCTACATAAATAAATAATATCTTCAAGTAATTTTTCATGTTTTTCACATTGTGTTATTTCAAAATCATTTCTATTACCTAAATGACCATCTGCATCTATAAATCCAGCTAATAAACGTAATCTAGCCTCTCTAGTGTTACATTTATAGATATGAGGAATATGTTTGTTATTCAACATACCAAATTCTCGTAACGTTTTCAAAAATATATTATCTTTTTGTCTATAACCACTTGAAATTTTGTAACAATATATTCTTTTATATTCTAAATACAAGTTGTATTGGCTTAAATTGTTTGCAAAATAATGTAATACTGTAGAATCTTGTGTAGTTATATCACTATTTGCACTACTCCCATCTCCTAACCAATAACCAATCATATAAGGATCGATTGGTAAAGATGTTGTTTGTTCTGGAAATGTTAATGTCGACGCTTGATATCCCAATAAATTTTCTTGGTATTTTTTAGAGAGTTGAAGATACTCTTTTATAGGAATATCTACATATAAATCATCTACTATATTATCATAATAACGTTTTGCTTCCACAAAAACTGACTCTTTATCTCTATTTCGATAAGAAAAATCTTTATGTATTAATTGAGTTTTATTTTTATCAAAATATCTTACTTGAAAAGACATCCTTTCCTTTCTCTCAAGTATATTTTTTTTACCAGACCATTTTAAACTTAAAATATGATGACTATTTACTGTATAACTTTCCCCCCGTTTATTTTCTACTTTATACATTGTATCAGTCCCAGAATGTGTTTCTAAAACATTTCTAGGTGTACTGTCATCACCCATAACTTGTTCTCCTATTGTAATATCTTCTACATTTTTAATTGTACCATCATACATTAATACTTTTGTACCATAAGATAAAGATTTTCCACTCCGCCTCTTACCTAAACATAGTATAGTAGCATCCGGCATAATACTTTTTATTTTAAACTTTTTAAGAGATAATTTTTCAAATTCGTTAATCAACATATACATATACGTTCAATTTTTTTTTCATTGTTTAAACGTGTTACAAACGAAAATATTTATTATAGAAGATTAATATGAGAGAATATATTGTCGTAACACAAGTTAAAAACGAATGTTTAAAGGAAATTAATGATAAAATAGATAATTTACCAAAATCAAAAAATAAACGCATAAGTTTTAATAAAAACACAGTCGTATATTATTATGCATACAAACCTCTAACATTATATAAATCTGGATTGAATTATTGCGTGAAAAACGTTTCAAAAATTGTAAATACTATATTAAAAAATACAAAAGACACGACGAATATATAAATTGTGTAATTTATGTGTTACGTGTTAGTTACGTATAATTATTATCATATACAATATAAATATAATATGATTACATTGTGCATTGATCCTGGTTTAAGAAATTTGTCTCTTTGTATTATGAATAGTAATTATGAAATTTTACTATGGGATGTTTATGATGTATTAGATAGTGATGATTATCATTGTAAAAGCGAATTAAAAAATGGAAAAATATGTGATAGAAAATGTAATATGAAATATAAATGTGAAGATACTTTTATATATACATGTAAAACGCATTTTCCAAAGGATATAAAAGCAACAAAGAGTAATGATTTTAAAAAGAAAAATGTAGATACGTATCTTTTACAAGATATAGCAAAAGTTTTTATTCAAAAAATCCAAGAATTATATGATGATAATCATGTTTTTAAAGAATTAAATAGTATTCTTATAGAATTACAACCTAAATGTAATAGTAAAATGTCATTTGTTAGTCACGTACTATATGGTAAACTTGTTGAATTATATAAAGAAACAAATGTTACTATAAGATTCATTAGAGCATCGCAGAAATTACGTGCCTATACAGGTCCAGTTATTGAATGTAAATTAAAAGGTAAATATGCTCAAAGAAAATGGTTATCGATTCAATATATAAAATGGTTTTTAGAAAATAAATTTTCAAAAGAACAAAAGGAAAAGTGGTTACCGTTTTTCGAGTCTAAAAAAGTTCAGGCTGATATGGGAGACACTGCACTTATGTCAATTAATGCTATATCTGGAATACCAAAGAAACAATTAA